ATATTGGCTACGGTGTGTCGGTCGTGATAAGGCACTTGCAAGTCAGGAATGACAATAGTGCGTTTCATTTAGTCCTCGTCGTCGTCCTCGTAGGGTAGGTTGTCGATTCGATTGGGAAGGTTAGGGATAATCCAATCAGGAAAAGAATCACGATCTGACAGTATCCAGAAGGCATGAGTCTCTGTGAACCCTGCCTTGCGTAAAGACTTGTAATACTCGTTCAACGCTATCGCATACGCATCAAGAGCTGAGTAAGTGCCTAAGTCTATGACTGGTCGTTTCCTTGCCATGACTTTATTATCGATCTAAGAGTATGTTGTAAATCTCATCGACACGCGTATTGAGTCGCTTAATTTCAGAGAGCAGGTGAGTAATGACGTACCCTGCCAGACCTCCGATAATGCCGAGGCTGGCAAAGTAAAGAGTGAAGAAGCTTTCCTGTGTCACTTCTTATCAACCGCGTCAACCGCTGCTTCGACTGCATCAGCAACGATGTCGCCTACTGCCTTCTTGGCGCGGTATGCCTTAATAGCTGCGCGGATTGCTGGAATAGAAGCAAGACCCACTCCTGCGATGATTAGTTCTTTCATTACTTGCCTCCTAGCATTGGGATATTAAAAAACGAAGAATCTGTGTCGCCCTTTTTAGTAAAGCTGATATGGCAATGATGATTGTGCTTATTAATCCCATCATAAGGACGCCAAGCCCAACCCTTCTTGCTTGATGCAATCTTTGAGTCAAAAATAATATACGAGATTCTGCCTCCGCTAGCCTTAGACTTTGCATAGAGTCGAATCTGGTCTGCAACGTCAGGCATGAGGTCGGGCTTTGCCTTTCCAGATAAATCCCTGTCAATATCAATGGCTCTGACGATACCCTGTTCATCAGGATTGTGATCAGAAGGACGTGCCGAATGACGAGTGTCGCCAATCCAGCCGTCCGAGGTTCTATCTCTATCTGGGTAACAATCATCGAACTGCTCCCTTAGTTGTTGCCCTGCTTTACAGAGAATCGGCTTCATGAGCAACCATTTTCTCCCATAGCTCTTTGCAAATAGAGCAATCCCAAAGTTTTTCCAAATTTAGAATTAGCGTGTCATGCTCGCATGGAGCAGGAGGGATAAAAGCATCGTCTATCGGGTCATAGGTATAACCAATTCCCGCATAGTTGTAGCGAATGTTTCCGTTATAAGAAGTGCGCATACAGGTTTGACCCCTAAATTCAGAATACCAATCTTCGGGTTTTTTGCCTTCGATAAGTTCTGTTTCATCAATGCCAACGATTACCTCTGTAACAATGTTAGAAGAATCTAAGAAAGCATAGTGAGCCATTAGATAGTTACCGTTCCCGTTCCAGCTGTGATTGTATAAATCTTCTTGCCGCCAGTTGTTGTAAAGCTATAAGTCAATCCAGATAATGAAGTTAAGTCTGCAAATGTGTCTGGATAACGAATAATTACAATGCCAGAACCGCCTGCGCCAGACGTACTCCAGCCAGAGTTTCCGCCGTTTCCAGTATTTGCTGCGCCTGCTCCGCCATCTGTTGGAGAAGAATCTGAAGAACCATTGCCGCCAGCTGCGTAAGTTACAGAAGAACCTGAATAAGAATTTGCTGTACCTGCTCCGCCAGTTCCAGCCGCGCCAGAAGTGCCATCTGTTCCAACGGCTGACGAACCGCCACCGCCTGCGCCTTTGCTCGATGCATTTCCGCCTGCGTATCCTTCAACTGGCGAATATCCGCCTAAGTTTCCAGCACCGCCAATTTTGCCGCTTGCAGCGTAACCAGATGCTCCTCCGCCTGAACCACCTGAGACGCCGTTGCCTGAACCATTAATCGATGTTCCGCCGCCAGTTGAAGAAATTGTTGCGAAGGTTGAAGTGCTCCCATTTGTTGAGTTTGTTGTAGTCGGAGTTAATACCGCACCAGCACCGCCTGCGCCAACTGTAACTGTGTAAGAACTTCCGCCCGTTACTGAATAGGAAGTTGCTGTACGGAATCCGCCTGCACCTCCGCCGCCTGCGGCATAAACGCCTGCGCCAGCACCGCCTGCGACTACAAGATAATCGACTGAGGAGGTTTTAGAAGGTGGTGTAACTCCGCCACCGAATAATCCTGCTGTGATTGCACCAATCATTAGGCAATGCCACCTGCGACATACCAAGTATCTGTAGCAGTCTTAATGCAGACCGCTGTCTTGTATTGTGCCAAGGTTGGAGAAGCTGCAACCGCACCTGCTGAAAGGACTGTAGTAGTGCCAGAGGTAACTGCTGAGATTGTGACTGCTCCTGCGCCCTTGTTAAGAATTGTGATTGCTGTGCCTACTGGGAACGCTACTGAGGCGTTGGTAGGAATCTTGAAGGCTACGGCTGTCGCCTTGTTCATAGGCACTAGGACTTGATACTGATCCGCTAGGACTGCGGTGTAGTCCGCTGTCTGGTCTGAGCCGACTGTGAACGACACCAAGCCGTTAAAAGCGGCAGCCGTTAAGACGTCTCCTGTTGCTGCTGGAAAGCCTGATGCCATTGTTTATCTCCTAGTAACTCATAGTCGAGACACCGATTATACCGTAAGTACTGCTGCCAATGATGAAACAATCTAGAATGGGCTCTAGTGTTGTCACGGCAACCGTCATCTTATTCGGTCCGATGTCCCATGCAAAGCCTTGTGCTTGCAGGGTTTTCACAATCGTTGAACCCTCTTGGGTCACGTTTGTAATTTTTAGGTTATCGAAATAGTCCAACGCAATCATGGTGTCAGTTGGGACTGTAGGGTCTAATAAATCAACCACCATCTCGTCGATTCGGATTGTGGTTTCTTTTCTGCTATTGACGTAGTTGCCAGCAATTCCAGCAACGATTGTGTCGGTTTCGCAGATAAGGTTTTCTTGAGTCAAGCCATGAGGGAAGTATTTGTCAATAGAAGTCTGGCTATAGATGTTCTGAACCGCTCCACCTACGCGATTAAACTTGACGTCATTGATAATGAGTTTATCGTCGAAGGCATACTTGACTGAGCGGTAATTGATACCAGTTGTTTGGTCAAATTCAATGGGGGTTGCAGCCAAGGTTGAGGCAACCTCTGAACGAGACTTAAACACGGCTGTGCCGTCTGGTGACATATAGAATGCCCCTAGACCTTCTGAGAACTCTGCGTTCTTGATAGCTTCTAGGGTTGTACGAACTGCACCAGTATCAGCAATGCAGGTCGTTACGCCTGTTGCTATGGATCGCATAGAAGTCGGGAATTGAACATCATCGAGAATCTTGCCAATTCGCGTTCCCGTTGTTTGACCCGCTGCGGTATCTGCCACAGTTGCAATGTTGGACATCTGTAGCAATCTAAATCCGTCAGTACAAAGCAAATCCACATAAGCGGTTTCTTGCCCGACAGGGAAGTAATACTTGTAATCATTCACATATCCGCTGAAGAGGAAGTGTTCTGCCGTTGCCGTAGTTGCCGATATGCGCACCTTACGAAGAGGCACAAGATAGCCGTAATAAGGCGATGAAGGGTTCTGAGGGTTGAAGTAACCTAATGGATCTAGGACTCTGACAATGGCTGTGCCAGCCTCGTACTGATCCTTCATGATATTACGACCACGACGGATTGAGATTGAATAGACGTCAGGCGTTAGATCAACTGTAGGGATAACTACATCGGAAGAGCCAAAGCGATTTACGCCAATAACACCGTTCTCTGGAGAACCAATAACAAAACCTGCTCCGAATGTTGCACCAGAGGAGAAGTCAAAGGTGACTGCTATCTGTGCTGGAAGACTCACTCAAAGCCACCTGTTCGACGGTTGATATATGTCGCATTACCAGATGAAAGACTTTGCTGCTGTAGGTTATTGGCAATCGCCTTGGTAAGGTCATCGCCGCCAGTAATCTTGATTTCAACATATTGCTGACGCTCTGCCATCGCCGTTGATCCTGCTCCTGCATAACCTTGAGCTGTTGTAGGGAGAGCTACTACGTTGGTTGCTGGGACTGAATAAGACTGCTTTTCAGCATAGGCAGTAGTTCCAGCTCCCGCGTAGCCATTAGCAATAGATGGAACATAAGTTGTAGTGGTTGACCCTACGACCTTTGCTGCTGCCCCAGCTGCCGCTGCTGCTATCTTTGCGGCAGTCTCTTCGGCTTTTCTTTGAAGCATGTCGAGATACGCTTCCCATGAAGCAAAAGGATTCTTTGCGTCTGGAAGGCTTGCAAGGTAGTTAGCAAGGTGTTCGCCTAAGCCTTGAGCCTTGGCTAATTCGTAGGTAAGGCGCTTGGCTTCATCTTCATTGCCAGTAAGAAGTGCAAACTGAAGCTCAAGGCGCTTGCGATCTTGATCTGAAATCTGACCTTTGAGCGCTGCAATAATCTGAATTTGATCCAAATCAAACAATGTGCCAGCCTTTTTTAAGGCTGCCTGTTTCTTCAATTCTTTAGTCTGCTTCTCTTGTGCTGCTGCTATATCTTTAGCGCGCTTGGCAGCAAGAGCCGCTGCTTTCTTTTGCTCTGCCGCTTGAGCAGGTGTAGTAATGCCTTCCCATGCCTTTGCGTTAGAACGACGCATTCTCTTGTCATTGTAATCTTTCCATGCAGCCGCAGTATCCTGCTCATTGCGCTTGAAGTTAGGGAAGATAATCTCAAGAGGGTTTTTAGGTGTATTGGCTTTGATAAGAGCAATGCCAAGAGTGAACCAGTCAATAAAGTCAATAATTTTCTGAGTAGCGTTTTCAATGTTAGTGATGAGTTCAGCTGTGTTGTCAGAGCTTGTCAAAGTCATAAGAGCATCGACTAATGCACCGCCGATGGCTTCTTGGGCTTCTCCAGCTGCGTTGGTGATTGCTTGAAGGCGACCAGCATAAGTCTCCAGATAGGCAGCATTAGCGCCTTGGAATTGATTATTGAGCAGCTTAACGAGTTCGGTGAACTTCATTGTTTTAAGTTGGGCTTGAGTCAAACCTAAATTGTATTTTGATAAACCCTTAGTCTTACCCACATACGCATCGGCAAGGTCCTTAGCGACCTGAGTTAAATCGTAACCGCTGCCCGCCGAAATATCTATTGCTTGACTAAGAAGTTCTTGGCTCTTTGTAAGGTCTCCAGTAGTTGTAAGGAGGGCTTGCAAGGCTGGACGAAGCTGGCTATCTGATACACCAGAAGCAATGGTGAGTTTGTCGATATATGCGGAAATGGCTGGATTAGATAATTCCAAACCTAAATTCTTAACTACGTTAGCCAAACGAGTAGCTTGCTTCTGATCCTCAATAAAAGCCTGAGCAGCATCTTTGCCAAACTTAACAATCGCTGCGCCCAATACTGCTGGACCAAAAGTACGAGCAAGGTTAAGGACTGTCTTATTTAGTGAATTAGTAGCTTTGCCAGCTTTATCAAAGGCTTTCTTGCCTGTAAACTCAGCGGCTATATCAACTCTTAAATCTGCCATCAGGCGGCGCTCCTAGCGTTAAATTTAGCGGCACTCTTTTGAATTGCATTAAGAACACCAGCTGTGGCTTTACCGCGATCTTGTTCAAAAGAACGAAAAATAAGGCGACCACGAAGTCGAGGTGAATTGCCTTTGATTTCTCCACCAAGTCGAGGACTGAAGTTGCCAGTAATCCCAGCAGTACGTCCTGCAAGCTCGTAGATGTAACCACCCTTGGACTTATTTAATACAGAAGCCAAGGCTCTGAAACCTTTGTTGTTTGTCTTGCTAGGAGTGGACTTAGCAGAAATTCCTCTTTTGACTTCGCTTGAATCAAAGTATCGGGAAGCCCATCTGCCTTTGGCATTGGGTTGCTTTAGCCAGCCAGAAGGCATGTCAGCGTTTGAAGGGACAAAGCCTCTAGCGTTGCGAGCGATAGGCTTGACAAAAGAAGCAATTTCTTTGGTTGTTTCTTTTGCCAAGTCTGGCTCGAACTTGTTTAACGCTTTACGAAGGGCGACCGCGCCTTGAAGCTTTACTGGCATCGTTTGCCTCCTTCGCTATGTCTTTTAAGACTTGAATGTGTGCTTTGAACGCCATTGGTGAAAGTTCAACAATGGATTGGAAGGGAACTCCATACTCGTAACTCAAACGAGTCGCGAGATAGGTGAGGGAGTTCCGTTCTATCCTTCCAAAGGGTCAGACTCTAGGACCTCAACTGACTTGAGTGTCTCAAGGAATCCATCTCCGAAAGGCTTTGGTGTCTCACCTGCACGACGGCTAGCTTCAAAACAGAGCCAGTAAATATCTGACTGTTTCTGATCCTCAACAAGAGCTTTGTGAAAGCCCTTCTTCGCGTATTGCTCGAACGAATATTCGAGTAAAGGCGTGATCTCGTATTCAGTTACAGTTCCATCTACTTTTGTTACTTTTAGCTTTGCCATTTTTAGCCCCTTTGTTTTGTTAGTTTATGACCAAGTGCCTGTTGATGCTGTAGCAGTCTTGCTATTGCATGTAAAGGTGATGTCGATAGTAGCTTCATCTCCGACTGCGCCGTTGATGTCAGTTAGGTTATCTACAAAGATTGTACCTGAGTAGAGCAAGTTTGTTGTGCCAACTGCTACATCTGAAGCCTGAATTGCCTGCCATGCAACTGTTGTTCCGAAAGCAGACTGAAGTGTTGCAAGAACGCTGTTAGCTTCGCGGTCGTTTAGGAAGGTTACTGTGATGGTATCAGCGGAGAGCCCAGCAACGAACTTGTGAGCTGTGTCACCCATTGCTGTAACTTCCAAACTATCAACCTGACGGTTAAGCTGAAAATTTGTAACGTGATCAGAAAGATTGATTGTAGCAATCTTAAATCCTACCTTGTTGTTTAAGAAAATTGCCATTGGTTATTCCTCATCTTTCTTTGTCGTTGGTTTTGGTGCTACTGGAGCTGGAGCAACCTGACCGATTTTAGTCAGGAAGTCAGCGTTTTCTTTTTCCCATTGTGCGAGATCGGTCATGTTATGTCCATTCCGTGAGTATTGATACGTTAATGGTGGCTGTAAGAAAGTCCCCAGCGGCGGTCTCAAGTGAGCCGACATTGGTGACTGAACCAACATTAAAATTAAGTGATGAACTTGCTAGCTTGTTAAAAACTGCAACCATAATGTCTTCGATGCCTGAAAGATTGCCTTGGTTGTCCAAGAGTGGCACATACAAGCGAAGCTCTAGGTTAGCCATTGGACCAACGGTTGCCCATTGGTTGTTACTAGGGACTAGGTAATCTCCAGAAGAAGGTGCGACCACGACGCTATTAGCAATCGGAGTTGCTGGAGGAAAAGCAAATACTGAGTACTTTGCGTTATCGGTTAGCGCAGTTGCAATAGTTGTGCGAAGAGTTGTTATGGCTGTCATTAGCCCACCATAGAACGAGGATCTAAATAAGGTGCTAGGAGACCTCGTACACGCGCCAAAAGTGTGTTGCCCATTCGATAAGGCGATGGAGTGAATCCGTCAATAGATACGCCACCAGAAGAAGGGGCTTGACGGCTTTGCCAGATGTCTATTGAAATCATGAGGCTGGCTTCTTGAATTGCTGGGACTGTTGAAGGATCAAGATAAGTTTCAGCTGCGACCAAGCCATAAGGATTGACTGGGTGGTAAGGGGCTGCTGTGTTGTTGTTGCCAGAGATGGCGTAAGTAATTGAATACTCGCCTACCTCTGTGATTGTCTTTGAACCGTTGTGCTTAGAACCTGAACCTGAAATAACTACGGTTTGTCCGACGTAAAATACATCTTTAGTTGGTTCATCAAAATAAGAAGTGCCTGTGTTGGTTGTGTTGCTGTGTCCGACTAGCGGAGTTGTGTTAGCCCAAATAAAAGGAAGGAGAACATTGTCTGCTGCGTCACATATTTCTTGCAGGGTTGCGTCAGCATAGAGAGTGCCTACGCCTAGCGCTGTGCGAAGTTCTGCAACTGTTGTGAGAGACATGCTTATCCTTTCTAAAGACTTGAGGGGACTGCAAGGGCTCTGGCAGCCCCCTCAAGCGACTTAGGGTATTGCTATTATGTAAGGTTAAACTTACGAACGCCCTTACCTGACTTAGCAAGGTAGATAGCGAGGTAACCGTAAAGGTTGATTTCAATTTCGCCTGATGTAAGAACATTGACGCGAAGCTGAGTTGTAGGTGATTCCCATGTGTAAACAGATGATGGAGCGACCAAGAACATTGAGTTATCAACAACGCCTGATGCAGAGATGTTGTGATCAACGATAAGGTCTGTACCAAGTACGCCACCAACAACTGAAGTTGCTACTGCGTTGCCTGATGCATTCTGTGTTGCACCCTGAGCTGAATAGAGGCTGCGTCCTGTTGTGTCCGCAAATCCTGCAATAGCCGCCCAAGCGTCAGTCGATGCGACGAGCTTGTTAGCAAAGTCTCCGCCTGTACCCTTGTATGCTGCTGCGCCTTCTACGGATACGAATGACTGAAGACCTGCTGCTGTTGCTGCTGTTGTTGCAGCAGTTGTACCTGAAGATACATAAGCTGCAAGAAGAGCTGCATCTGTAGCCTTCTCGTATGCCTTGCGAAGTTCTGCCATCATGAGTTCCATGAATGCAGGTGAAGAACGATCTACAAGCTCAAATGAAACGCGCTGTAGTCCTGAGAACTTCTCGATTGAAACTGTGTCATAAGCAGATGTCATGCCTGTTTCTGATGGAGCTGAACCTTCGTTTGTGTCTGCAACTGTTGGCGCAACATCTGGTGTTGATGCGTTTGTGTAGAGACGTGGAACTGTGAATGACATTCCATCGATACCTGCAAGCGAACCGCGTGTTGCAGCTTCAAATGCTGGACGACCTGTGAATGTATCTGTGATGAAAGTATTTAGGTGAGACGGCAAAGTCAAACCTGTGTTGGTTGAAGTGCTGTCATCGGCGGCGCGAACTGTGCGACGAGCTTCGTCATCACCTAGTGCTGCCTTCATTGATGCTTCGAGATACTGTGCTGATGAAATCGGCGCAATACGCTCCTTAACTTGGAGGTTTGCTACAACTGTTGGGCGAGCCGCTTCGACTGCTGCTGCTTCAACTGCTGGAGCTTCTACCGCTGTGGTTGATTCTTCCACTTGTGGCTCGCTTTCTGGTTGGGTTTCTTCTGCTGGGATAACTTCCTCAGCAGCGATCTCAAGCACCTGAGCAGACTTAAATGCTGGCTCAGTAACTAGAGAAACTTCTTTTAGCTTTGCAGCTGTGACGACAATGTGACCGTCGCGTGATGGCTTTGATGCAATGATTTCTGCACCAACTGAAAGACCTGAAACAAGTCCTTCTTGCGCCTGAATAAGTGCGTCATTACCGCCTGTAGAGCGTGAGAGCTTAAAGGTTGCATAGATTCCATCTGCGCGTGTTTCGGCAGCGGTCATGCGTCCAACTGGCTTCTTCATGTCGTGCTGTGATAGCAACTTAATCTTGGAAACGTCAGCAATGTCAATAGATCCTGCTTCAAATACGACTCCACCCATGTTGGTGTTGCCAATCTCGCCTGTACCCATTGGCACAATCTTGCCTGAGATTTCGCGACGTTCTTCGCTGCACTCAATAGATGAGGCTTCGATTATTAGTTCTTTCATTAGCTCATTCCTTCGCTTCCGTTGGGAGTTAAGTCTGTCATTTCCATCGCTTGCTCTGTAGAGATGAGTCCAAGGCTTAGGAGCTTCTCGATAACCTGTAGCTCCACCAATGGATCGCTCTTTAGGAATGTGTCAAAGACGGCGAAACGAACTTCGTGTCCCGCTGTAGAGATGTCGTCCATTGAAAGACGGCTCTGAATTGCCTGTACATAGGGTTCGATGGATAGAGCGTAAAACTGTTTTCTTTCGTCTTGGACGTTGGCGTATGTCATTGTCGTGTTCTGATCTGCTGACAAGTAATACGCTGGGACGTTCATAGCGCGAGCAACCTGAGTGCTGAGGTTCTGGATTGCCTCGTTGTACATCATGTCTTTTGGTGAAAATGAAACTGGAGAATAATCCAAAGTCGATGTGAGATAAGCGGTGCTGTTGTTAGTTCTGCTTCGCTTCCAAGCTGCAAGAAGTCCTTGAACCTCACTAGGAGGAAGGTCTGCCCCTGTATTTTTCAAGAATCCAGCGGGCTGGGATTGAGCTGAGTTAAGAGCTGCTGCACGATCAACATCAATAGCAGCTTGAATTGTGCGACCTGAACGGTCTAACACTCCCTCATCAAATCCCTGAATAGTAACAATGTCGTTCATATCGACTGGGCTTGCATCGATGTAATACTGAGTTACATGCATTCCCATAAGATCAGTAGTGAAAGTAACGCGAGTGTTAGCCACCCACTCGAAAGAAGCTGGGCGACCATCTTCTGCATAACGCTCCGTAACTAGGAGATAAGCAACTCCGTAGAAGAGAAGTGAATCAACGCACCAAGTAAGGGTGACAAATGAAGGCTGTGACTTTGAAAGCTGTTTGATCCAGCGAGGTGGTGCAATTACTTCACCTGTTGATGTCTTGTAATACTCAAGAGGAATTGATGCGACTGTTCCGCAAATAAGATTGCGGGCTCTTGCGACTGATGGGACGCTCATTGCGTCATGTCGTGAAACTCGCGGTACGAAAGCGTTGTAAAGTGTTGGAAGGTTCTCACCCATTACTTGCGGTGCATACTGCGCTTCGATAACTTGTGGCTTACGCGAGAAGAGACCCATAGAGGGTAATTATACACTACATATAGATTATTCGGTGTAGATAGCCGCTACCTGTTGTGGTTTGTAAAGCATGTGAACAACCATGGCAGTTGCAATCGCCCCAGAGACATCGCCAGCGCTTTTGCGTTTAACGATTCGCCAAGCCGAGTCATTGACTTTAGCTGCGCAGTTGTTCATCTGCTGAATCCAATTTTCTTGTCCCGCGTGAACGAGACGATGCGAATTCAGGCTGTCATTGAGATCCCCGCATGCCTGATAAAACGCCGCTCCTGAAATGTCTTGCACCACGCAACCTGCATTGCTTAATTTGTCGGCAATCGACTGAGCCGTGTATTTGTCAAAGCAGATTTGTCGGGGTCTGTATTGGTCAGCCCAGCCTTTAATCTCAGCTGCAATCTTCAGATCATCTACAGAGACTTGGCTTTCCCATGTCTGGAGAATCCCCACACCGATTCGACCATCAGGCAGTATTTGACCAGCAACGAGGCTCGCGTTGCGGCGAGATGGAGACACGTCGAAAGCAAAGACTGTATAACCGCCGACAGGAATCGTGAGCGAGGAATCGGACGTGTCCTCAAGGACTCCGTGAGCCCAAGGGCTACTGAGAGAATCGATCCATTGACAAAGAGTTTCAGTTCGAGTGTTTTCAATCGGGCTTGTAGCAATAGCTTCTTCAAGTGCGTCCTCCGTAATTGTCCACGATAAAGCGGGGTTCGCTTGAGCCCAGCCACTTCTGTCTGTAATCGCCGCATATTGTGGTGCGCTATATTCGTAGAACCCAATGGTCTTTGGCGGATTCTCTAAACAGCGCTCACGGAGAGAATTCAGTACTTGGGAAAAAGCGTCTCCTGCATTGCTGCACAGAAGCGTGTGAGAATTTGGGTGCGCTCTAGTCGTTGGAATAGCAGCTCGGTATCCCTCTTCGCTGATCTCTCGGAGTTCGTCGATAAAGAGGAGTCCATTGACAGATCTTCCGCGAGAGCCGTCTCTAGTTGCCGCAACAACGTCAAGCCTTGCTCCAGATAACATCTCAATTGATTCTGTTCCATTAGCGTGTCTGATCTGTTTGACGAATCCCTTGAGGTGGTCATTGCTCTCCAGTACTTGAGTTACTTGTCGGAAGGTATCTAAAGCCATGCTTCGGTTTGAGGACATGATGAGGACGTCAGTATTCCACTTAATCAGGTGAGCCAGAATCAGCATACGGGCTAGGTGAGTTTTACCGTTTTGCCGAGCTATTAGAAGTAGCGAGGTCTTGCGAATGAACATGCCCTTCTTGTCCACCGTGAGCATGTCCTTGAGAACGTACTCCTGCCACGGCAGTAAGGGTATTTTTATGATCTCACAGAGGTCTTTTATATCCTGAAGTTTAGTTTCACCCTTCAAAGGAATGTTCTGAAGCCGTGGCTTAATTGCCCCTCGTAGGGCTTTGGATCGCTTGGTTGTCATCGGGTTAGTTCTGGACTGGCTTGGCTGTAAATGGACTGTCTTCGTGGAGCTTCGACTGCATCGGGGAGATAAAGGAAGGAAAGACAGGGGGGGTGTCGCTCTGTGCTAAAAAAACCCCCTGTGAGCGTGAACCCTTGCGTGAGTTACACGGCTTGCACGCAATTACCATGTTGGATAAATCCATGGCTAGCTCTGGGTGGTGCTTAATGCTGAGAACGTGGTCAATGGTTAGATCTTCACTAGATCCGCAGTACATACACACATGCCCATCTCTATTGAGTACCTTGATGCGAGCAGCGCGGTAAGCGCGTGTGTTGCGCGGGTCACCCTTCTTGCTACTCATTGCCAACCTTTAACTCTTAGATGTTGTAGTGCCTTACAATAGTTAGGCTCATCATAGCGTGTTACTCCATAACGATGTTGTACATAATGCCAATACCAATAGAACTGATAGTCATCAGGTGCGCCTTTAAGCGCCTTACTTCTTCCTTGATAATAACCATGATGTGATCCATTAACTGCATATCTGTTATTACTAGATTCTTTGAATGTAATCAGATCATGACAATATTCTTGCTTCTCTGTTAGCTGTATATCTGCTAATTCATGAACTGTTTGAATGGCATCTATTGAGCCTCCATCTGCTACCTGCATAGGTATAGATAGAGCTATCCCAATAACGATGGCTACCGAGCG